AGAAAACTTTATAAAAATATTACTGACATTTATTTGTCAAAGGGTGCGCAACCTTCATATATCGCTTTGTTCAAACTTATCTTTAATGATGTGATTGAACTGTACTTTCCAAGAGTAGATATTTTAAAGCCATCCGATGCTAAGTGGGATACTGTAAACCAAAGATGGTTAAGTGATGATGGTAAACTTTCAGTAAAGAAATTTATTCAAGACTCACGGTTTTATCAGTCATTTTCATATGTTATTAGAACTGGACAAACCATTGACAACTGGAGAGATGTAGTTAAAAAATTATTGCATCCAGCTGGATTTGCTTTCTTTGGTGAGGTAACTATCTTTTCACAAGCCACTGGTGATAATGCAGCTAAAGTAAGACAAGCATTTCCTGCTGACTTTAGTACGCCATCTCAAGGTACACCAATTGTGCCTAATCCAGTTGTAGTTGATGTTAGTATTCCAACTATTGGTGGATCACAAGTTGGTCTTTCACTTACATTTATCCTTCAACCAATTCCTCAACATGCAGTAGGACCTACGTTCTTACATGTTGAAAAATACAAATTCTTGCCAGATATTGGTCCTATGAGTAATTATGCCGATTTTACTATAGCGCAGGCAAGTGCAGGAGAAAAGATAAATATTTCTTTCGAATCGGTTATAAATATTACGTAGAACACGTATAAATAGTTTAAACTTAAAGAGGTAAGGTTATAACATGGTAGCCATCATTTCAAAACAAATTAGGGTCAATAACGCGGGCAATTTCCGTGATGACATCGGTACCAATAGTACATATTTGTATATTGGACGATCTCAAGAATGGCCATCTTCAGACACCGCAATTGCTACACCAGTAGACACAGTATTTGATAAGAATAATGTTCATCAAAATATGATTGCCTTGAAAAAGGTAGCACAATCTGATGTTACACATTCTATTACTCGATATAACTGGTTGTCAGGTACGACTTATACGCCGTACGATGATCAGCTAGCTACGTTGAGTACTTCTCAATACTACGTAATCACAGACGAACTTAACATCTATAAATGTCTGGAAGCTGGAGCTGGAGCATCAACGGTTAAACCCACAGGACAAACTGTAAACGCAGCCAATAGTGCCACAGGTGATGGATACGTTTGGAAGTTTATGTACGCACTTTCTGGTACTCAGGCAACTAAGTTCCTGACAAACTCATTTATTCCAATTAATGTACTTACCTCAAATGATGGCTCACTTCAGTATCAAGTACAAACAAATGCGCAAGCAGGGTCAATTCACAGAATTAAAGTTACAGCTGGTGGATCAAATTATACATCTACACCAACAGTAACAATTACTGGTAACGGTTCAAGTGCCACGGCGTCGGCTACTGTCGTAGGTGGAGCAGTTACAGAAATTACAATGAGTAATATTGGATCAGGTTATGATGAAGCTGCGGTAGCTATTACTGGTGGCGGTGGCGCAGGAGCCACAGCAAGAGCTATTATTTCTCCTCCAGGTGGTCATGGTGCAAATGCAGCAGATGAACTTGGTGGATTCTTTATTATGGCAAACGTTCAATTGGATTCGGCTGAAGGTTCAGGTGACTTCCCAATTGATAATGACTTCCGTCAACTTGGTCTACTACGTAACCCATTCAATCATGGAACAACTACAGTATCTTCTGCCTCTACACTTCAAGCTACAAGATCAATTACAACTGGAGCACCAGCTGGTGGAACATTTGCAGTTGATGAAATTATTACTGGAGGTACCTCTGGAGCTCAGGCCTATATAACATCATATGATGCTTCTGGTAATGTTATCAGATATCATCAAGATGCAACTACAGGGTTTGGAGTATTTCAATCTTCAGAAACAATAAGTAATGCTGGTTCAGTATCAGCAACTATTAGTTCTCTTGGAGATCCAGAAGTCGAAAAATTTTCGGGTGAAGTTATCTATATAGAAAATAGAAGTGCAGTAGCAAGAGCAAATTCACAGATTGAAGACATCAAACTTGTACTAGAGTTTTAAGGTAAAAAATAATGACACTCGATTTTAACATTTCCCCATATTACGACGATTTTGAGACAAATGCAAAACAACAATATTATCGCATCCTCTTTCGTCCTTCAGTTGCTCTTCAAGCTAGGGAGCTAACACAACTCCAATCAACTCTTCAAAATCAGATCAAAAGTTTTGCTGATCATACTTTTGAAGATGGTGCCATGGTTATTCCTGGCGCAACTGCTCTTGATAAAGATTATGGGTTTATTAAAGTCGGTTCAACGTTTTCATCAGCTGATGTAGAATTATATCGAGCTGAATTTCTCAATACAGTAATTACTGGGCAAACTACTGGTGTTACAGCAAAGGTTGTTGGTACTGTACCAGTAACTGGATCTGATCCTATTACACTTTTCGTAAAATATACAAGCTCAGGTACAAATAAAACCACAAAGACTTTTGCGCAAAATGAAGTTGTAGTATCTAATGCTTCTACACCAAGATCAGCTCAAATTGAAAATGTATCTGGTAGTGTAGGATTTGGATCAGCCGCAAACATTCAACCAGGTATCTATTATGTCAGTGGAACATTTGCTTTTGTCACAAGCCAAACACTTGTTCTTGATAAGTATACAAACACACCATCATATAGAGTTGGTCTTACTGTAAATGCAACAATTGTTTCATCTACTACAGATTCAAACCTAAATGATAATGCAACAGGATCTCCAAACTTTGCTGCACCTGGTGCTAACAGATATAAGATAGAACTTACACTTACGAAAAAAGGTTTGACTGCTACTGATGATCAAAACTTTATTGAACTCCTAAGAGTAGAAAATGGTGTAATTGCTAATCAAATCAGATCAACAGAATATTCAGTCCTTGAAGATACCTTTGCCCGTAGAACTTATGATGAATCGGGTGACTATGCAGTGCGTCCATTTGGTATTGATGTAAGAGAACACCTACAAGTTAATAACAATCGTGGTATCTATGCATCTGGTAATGGTGGTAGCGATGCTAAACTTGCAGTTGGTATTGAGCCAGGAAAAGCATATGTTCGTGGTTATGAAATTGAAACACTGTCAACTACCTTTCTTGATGTAAATAAAGCAAGAGATACACAGCAAATTAAGAACTCAATTGTTGCCTTTCAAATGGGTAACTTTACACTAGTTAATACCACTACTAATTTACCTGATGTAAGTAACTATGAAAAATTAGATCTTATTAGCTCGGCCAGTACTGTAATTGGTACTGCCAGAGCAAGAGCATATGAACTTCATTCTGGTACACAAGGTACTTCTGGAGCGGTCTATAAACTATACCTCTTTGATATTCAAATGTCAGGTTCAAATCTATTCTCGGCTGTTAATACTATCAATACAGTAGGTTCTACATCTGGTAAATTTGCATCAACCACAGTTAAAACTAGTGGTTCAGCTACACTTAACGAAATTCAAAATAACGACTTATTGTTTCCTTTACCTTATCAAACAGTAGAAACTATTAGAGATCAAAGTAATGCAATTGATACCACAATTACAGTAAGAAGAGTTTATACTAGAACACTTTCATCTGGACTTAATACTATTACAGCTGGATCTGATGAGTCATTTCAAACACCGTATTCGGGCGTTGACTTTCTAGTTGCAAATGCAAGTACTGGTACAGTCTATGATATGTCACTATCTGATGGTACAGGCGGTGCACCAAGACTTTCAATTTCCGGTACAAATAGTGTTAACCTTCAAATTGACCTTACTGGTGCAAGTCTTACAAATGAAACACTTACTGTAATTGCAACAGTAGTAAAAAGAGTTTCACAAGAAAAACAAAAGACATTAGTACAAAATCATAATTTAGCAATTGCTTCACCAAATACTACAGTAAATGCTACTGATTCTCTATTGAAAGCTGATATTTTTAAACTAGTGGCAGTTCATGATTCAGAAGTTGCTGGAACAAATGCTACTACTTCAGATTTAAATATTACAAATAGATACGAACTAGACAATGGTCAAAGAGATAATTTTTATGATGTTGGATCAATTAAACTTAAACCAGGTATGCCACCACCTAGTGGTAGAATCCTAATTATTTTTGACTATTTTACACATGGAGCTGGTGATTATTTCTCAGTTGATTCATATTCAAACCAGGTTACTTACGCTGAAATTCCTACTTATGCCTCGGCAAATACAACATATGAATTAAGAGATGTACTAGACTTCCGTCCACGTGTACGTGACGATGGACAATCATTCACAAATGCTGGTGGTACTAATCAATCTGGTGCTGCACTTACCGAAATTGGTAAGATTGCATCAAATATGATTATGGACTTTAGATATTTCTTACCACGTACAGATAAAATTTATGTAGATCCAAAAGGTAATTTTAAAGTCATTGAAGGTGTATCTGCAGCTAATCCTGCTACACCAAGTGATCCAGATGATGGAATGGTTCTTTATACACTTAGACTTAATCCATACACCTTTGATGTAAATGATATTGTACCAGAAAGAAAAGATAATAAACGCTTTACTATGCGTGATATTGGTAGACTAGAACATAGAATTAACAACCTTGAATATTATACATCGCTTTCACTTCTTGAAAAAGAAACAGCTGATGCTCAGATTCTAAACTCTTCAAATGTAGATAGATTTAAATCTGGCTTTATTGTAGATCCTTTTTATGGTCACAATATTGGTAATCCAAAAGATCCAGATTATCATGTATCTATTGATGCCGATGCTGGTGAAGCAAGGCCACAATTTTATGAAGGTAATGTAAGAATTGAACAAAGTGGATCTGGTAGTTCAAGTACTTATCAGCAAACTGGTGATATTATTTCACTACCATATACAGAAACTACTATTATCGACCAGCCATTTGCATCAGGTACAGAAAATGTTAACCCGTATGACATCTTTCAGTTTATTGGTCAAATTGACCTATCACCTACAAGTGATGAATGGAAAGAGACAGACGTAAGACCAGAACTTATTATTGATAACGAAGGTCTGTTTGATGTGGTTAATACTTTGGCCGGAGAAGATGGAGTTCTTGGTACAGTATGGAATGAGTGGGAAACACAATGGCATGGCCGAGAAATGCAAATTGGTGAAGATAGCCAACATCAAATGGCAGGCCGAAGAATTTTTGTAGATACTCTAGTTGCTCGTCAAGAAACTCAAACAAGAACTGGTGTTCGTACATCGGTTGCACCTGATACTATTCAAACATCATTTGGTGAAAGAGTTGTAGACGTAAGAATGGTACCATTTATTAGATCAAGAAGAGTTAAATTTAAGGCTACAAGATTTAAGCCTAACACAAGATTGTATCCTTTCTTTGAAGATATTTCTGTAAGTGACTTCACTAATAATATTACAGCAGCTCAGTTTATTAGACATTCAACTACACCTGTAGATCCAGAGCCAAACTTTAGTGCGGTGCGTCACCCTGATCTTTCTGCTTCAAATATTTCGGCTGGAGATAATGCGCTTATTACAGATCCAACAGGAACTGTACATGGTGAATTCTATATTCCAAATACTGCAGCAATTAGATTTAGAACTGGTGAAAGACTCTTTACACTAGTTGATGATCCAAACAACAACAATGCAAATATTACAACTTCTGGTAGAGCAACATATGCCGCTTCTGGTATTATTAACTCCACACAAGAGGTAAGCTTACGTTCACCTACACTTACACAAGAGTCAGTAAACGATCAAAGAAGTACAGTTGTTACTCGTCAGTCTACACGTACAGTTGGCTGGGTTGATCCTCTTGCTCAAACCTTCTTGGTTGATAATCCTGAAGGTGCATTTATGACAAGTGTAGATCTATTCTTTAGTGAAAAAGATCTTAATATTCCTCTTACACTTCAGATTCGTGGAGTAGTAAATGGTTATCCTTCTCCAGAAATTCTGGCCTTTGGTGAAGTTGTAAAACCTGCAATTGATATTAATACATCGGACGATGCTACATCAGCTACTACCTTTACATTTCCAGGACCAGTTTATCTAAGACCAAACCAAGAATATGCACTTTGTCTCTTGGCTAACTCAAATGCTTATAGAGTATATACTGCTGAAATTGGTCAAAATTCTATTGGAACTACAAGACGTATTTCTACACAACCATATGCTGGTGTATTCTTTAAATCTCAAAATGGTTCAACTTGGTCAGCCGATCAAACTAAAGACCTTATGTTTAAGATTAAAAGAGCAAATTTTGATACAACTGCAAGTGGTGTGGTAGACTTTACTAATGCTGCTATTATAGCTAGACCATTAAGTGCAAATCCATTCAAAACAACAAATGCCCAAACTAAGGTTATTGTTAAACATAGAAACCACGGTATGCCGTCTGGTTCTACAGTAACTATAGCTGGAGTTGCATCTGATGTTGGTGGAATCGCATTTAGCCAATTTAATGCTAACCATGTTATTTCACAAGTAGAACAAGATCAATATGCCATTACCTTAGCATCACAAGCTACCGGAACTACAACTGGTGGTGGAACTGCAGTAACAGCTACTGAAAATAAACACATTGATGTTCTTTATCCTAGTATGCAAGAAGTAATACTTCCAGAAACAACTATTGCATATGCATTGAGGACTACTTCTTCACAATCACTAGCTGGTACTGAAAATACATATCAAAAACCAACTTCGTATACATCAATCATTTCAA